AAATTTATTAAACATATTCCAACCACAATCAGGACATCTTTTATAATGTTTTAATAATTTAAATATAATATCCTTGTTTAATTCAAGTCTTATACAAGGATCAACACATTGAAGTTTAACAATACAACTTTCGCATGGGTATTCAATCATTCTTTATCCTCACTTATATAAGTAATTATTGATTGTCTAATTTGATCTCCAGTTTGAACTTCAATACTATTTTTAAATGATAATTTCTCATATGTAAAATGTCGAAAATAGTTTCTTGTTAATCCTAGTTTCATTGATTTTGGATTAGAATAAAATTTAAATTTAAAATGTGCATGACATTCATGGCATATAAAATCAAACTTTGTACTTACCTTAGATGAGGTATCAAATACAGAATGACCACAATCGGGACAAACTGGCCAAGCTATAAAATCGACAAATAATTCGTTATATTCTTCTGCTTCAGTATATCTAAAACAATATGTGTTACAACTCATTTTTATAATGCAATCTTTACATGGATATTTCTTCATATGTAATGCTCCTAATCATCTAAATAATCCCATTTATAATTTTTCAATACTTCATTTATAAATTTAGGAACTTTATTCCATTCAAAAACATCCCATTCCTTTATAAATATTTTAAAACATCGACTTTTACCTTGCCGCATTGAAAGAAATGATTTATGAAATGGTTCTTTATCACGATCAATCCCAAAAGCAGGCATATCAGAATCTACATGAAATTTAATTCCACCACAATCTGGACAATTATTATAATCGTTAAAATGTTTAACTATGTTATCTTCATCAATTTCTAACTGAGGACATTCAATTTCATTACATGTCATATTTACAATGCAATTTTTACATGGGTATTTTTTCATATTATTATCCTAAAAAGAGATTAGTTGGTTTGTTATCATCAATTAATATATATAGACTTGTGTTTTATATTTGAGAAACTAAAACTTATGTTAATTCAGAACAAATATTAAACCTTAATATAAATTTCAGAGGGAATTTAATAATGAAAGAAAATAAAAAATTGCTAGAGTCAGAAAAAGACTTAATCGTCAAGATTGAAGACATTTATGGCGATGCCTGTCTTATGGACAGAATGCAGGGTAACGAACGTGCGGATAAAGATCGAAAAAACCCTCAAGGTTACGTTGAAATTTTTGAATGTCTAGATGAACACAAAGCTCAATTAGTTGGAAAACACAATTTAGTTGTTTATTTAGGACGACAATGGTTGGCAGTAAGAGCATTAAGAACCGCAAATGGAAACATCACAGCAACATATGATGAATTTATCACATGGTTTGGAGTAGGAGATGGAGGAACATTACCTGGAGATCCTTTTGATCCTGTTTCACCAGCAAATGAAAATACTGATTTAAATAATGCAGTCAGTATTAATGCAACTGATGCAACATGTGCGGACTTTTATGATGGAGCATTTCACAAACATCCTTTTGATAATATTCAATATGAGCAAGACCCTGAAAATTCAAATGCATGGTTACTTGGTCGAGTTGTTACAACATTAGGATCTGATGATGCGAATGGTCATCATATTAGTGAAGCTGGTTTATTTACTGCTGAGAGTGGCGCCGGAGGTTATACGGGTCCATTCCACTTATTCAGTCGGGTAACATTCCCGACAATTGTAAAAAATACGAATAGGCAATTAATTTTCGTCTGGTATTTATATTTTTAAATTATATTATAGTGAGTTTAAAATTATTGAAGAAAAAATTACTAAGGAAACTTTAGAGAATTTAGAGACAGAATGGGGATTGTTATTATTATAGAAACTGGATTATTATAGACAAATTATTTAATTTTCAAATCGGAGGATCAATTTATGGCAACAAATATTTCCCCAGGTGTCTATACGAAGATTATTGATCTTTCTGCTTATGTACAAGCTGTGCCTAGCACAATTGGTTGTATTTGTACTTTAGTTCCCAAGGGCGAAGATAACGTTCTTAAATTTTTGGGATCAAGAGCAGAATTAGTATCAGAGTATGGCGAACCAAACATTACCGATTACGGTAAAGGATACGGTCAAGGACAGTATTTTTCATACAACTTCCTTGGCGAATCAGGCGCTCTTTATTACATGAGATGTCTCCCAGATGATGCTGCATATTCAAATATCAGAATCGACGGAGTTATGGCTGCTGTTGACGCAACTGCCTCAGTTCAATTGACTTATGTAGAGAGTATTAATACACAAGCAGAACTTCAAACAAACCTTGAACAATCAGGCGATACTTATCCTCTTGGATTTCTTTATCCCATTGGAAGAGGTCAGTATTACAATCAATTAGGAGTCAGATTTACTGAAGTTGCTAATCCAATGATTAGTGATGTTTATGTAATGGACATTTATGAAAAACAATCAGATGGTGATGATCAAATTATCGAATCATTTGAAGTTTCATTTAATCCTAAAGCTGTTGATGGTGCAGGTTCTTCTATTTTTATCACTGAAATTCTTAAACTTTATTCTCAAGTTTTAAGATTCGAAATGACATTAGTCTCTGAAGCATATACTTCAGGTTACGATTTAATGGCAAGAGTTTTTGATAAAAATATTGGTCTTACAACTGCAGATATTTCAGCTGGTTCAGCAGAGATTGCTGATAACAAACAGGACTTTACTGATTGGCAAAAGAATCCTGCTACTGGAAATTCAAATTACATGATCATTGTTAAAGATGGTAAAGGTAATGAAATTTCAGGTTGGGTTGGACTTGCTGCAGGTCTTGATGGTGAAGTTGCTGAAATTTATGATGGACGTGATTTAGATACAGCAACAAGAAATTGGAATGGCGATCTTGCTAATTTTGATGTTAATTCAGAAATGAGTTATACAATCAAAAGATCAAATCCAAGTGTTGCGAGTGCATATACTGACTCTGAACCATTCCCAATGAGAAAAGGTTCTGATGGATCACTTCTTGATGCAGCAGGAGATCTTGATGTTACTATTGCAACTCAACTTTTAGCTCAAGGTTATGCTGGACTTATCAGCGAAGATATTCTTGATGTTGAGAATTATTATTTCACTTGTGTATTTGATGGTGGTTATCCAACTGATGTTAAGACTCAAATCAGTACATTAGTACAAACAAGACGTGATTGTGTTACAGTCATGGATAATGGAGATAACCCAACATTTAATGCTGCAATTCAGCAAAGACTCTACAATCATACATTCAATAATTATTTTACTGCATTGTATGAAGAGTATAATAAGATTTATGACCCATTTACTGGTCAAGACGTTTGGGTATCACCATTGTATCACATTTCTTATCTATTGCCTCGCAATGATAACGTAGCAGAGATATGGTGGGCAGTTGCAGGGTTTACCCGAGGTGCAATTGATATCATTAAAGAATTAAGGTATAATCCTAAACAAGGTCAGAGAGATCAAATGTATCTCAAACAACTTAACCCAATTGTAAGATTTAATCAGGGTTATGTGGTATGGGGTCAATTGACATCTCAGGCGAAACCAAGTGCATTACAAGATCTTAATATTGTTAGACTCGTTCTTTATATTAAGAGAGCACTTGAACAATTCTGCCGTTTCTTCATCTTTGAACTAAATGATGATATCACTTGGTCAAAAGTTGCTGGCGAAATTGTTGAATTCCTTGAGCAAATCAAACAGGCAAGAGGTCTTTATAATTATAGCGTTGATGTTGCCGCTACTGAATATGAAAAGAAAAGAAAGACTTTTCATGTTGATTGTATTCTTGAACCAACCAGAGTTGTTGAAAAGATTGAACTCAACTTCTTTATCAAGTAATAGAGTTTAGGCACCGCCAGCAGTCGCTACCTGGCACGGACCATTCCCTTGAATGAGATGTAGTGAACCTCATTCAAGGGATTTTTTTCGTACTATTGCTAATCCCTATCAGTAATTAGAACATATATGTGAGCCATTAATTTAAAATGAAACTCGAAGACCGTTTATTAACTTAACAAAAAGTAGGAGGAATTATTATGTCCGAATTAGGCGAAAAGTATGATGCAGTAATTACAGGATTGAGAGAAACATTTGAAGACTTCATGGATGAAGGTGAAAAAGGAAAAGAAGGAAGAGGAAGCAAAACAAGTGCCTTAAAAGCTCGTAAGCTCAGCACTAAGCTTGCAAATGATCTTAAAGATTTCCGTTCCTTATCAATTTCAAATGATAAATCAAAACCTATTCAGAAACGGGAAGAAGGTTAAGTAATTATTCAATCATAAAAATGAAATAGGGCAGCTATTATAGTTGCCCTATTTTACCTTCCAATTATACCTATCTTTTAGAACAAATTTAAAATAAAAACCTTTGGTAAATATTATGAAAACACTTGATGAGTATTTAGAAAGTATACAAAATAGTGAGTCTATTTTTCCCATGGATTCTGCCCATACTGGAAAAAAGGCATCAAATTATGTTTTAACAGGTCAGGAAGAGGAAGATAAAGATGATGATGAAGAAATTCCTTCAAGAGTTCAATCGTGAATTAACTGACTCAGAAATATTAAATTTATTAAAAAGAAAATATAAAGCGCAAAAATATCATTTCCAAGTTGGTGTAGGATCAATTGGAACTATTATTTATACTTATGTCGATGGTCAGGTAACAGAAGATGCCGCCAGTCGATATTTAATAACATATCTTATATATAAAAATTCTGATTGGAAAAAATTAGTTTCTAAATATGAAGAAACAGTCAATTCAAATAGAGTATCATTTCATATGGATACTGAAAAATGGCACAACTTTAATGTTCTTGCCTTGCTTTTGTTTATGGTACCGATATGGTATTTACCCAATTTAATAATGTAAAATTATTCAATAAGAATGATTATTTAGTTACTCGATTTGATCCAGTAAAATGGGAGTCTAACAAATGCAAAACTACGAAAGAGCAAGACTTTATTTAAAAAATTTACCTTTATTTCAGGATAAAAAAATTAAAGAAGAATTGAATTTAATTGAATCAGTTAGTGTTAAAGCTGGTGTGATTACAGGATTAGTTTTAGCAACACTTTATATGTTACATAGACTTACTCAATATTTTGATCAATTTAATAAATTTAGAAAAACTGGAAAAGAAGAAAAGAAATTAGCAAAAGAATTAGCTGCTATTATGGATTCAAATAAAAGATGGACAATAATATCAGTTATGGATAAAGATCCAAATGCAATGACCCTTGGGAGAAATTTTATAATAATAACTCGAGGTTTATATAAATTGTTAAATGACGATGAAGTTATGGCTGTCATTTTACATGAAGCAGGACATAATGCAGGTAAGCATGTAGGAAAATCCTTAGCTGCTTATGGAACATTTGCTGTAATAGCTGGACAAGCATCAGGGTTGTTTATGGCAACAACTGTTGGATTGATCCCTGTTGCCGCAGCAATAATAGCTGGTCCAACAATAATATTTTTTGGTTTATTAATATTTTTTATTTTTTTAGGTAAACCAATTGAATTGTATAAAGTTACAACTGGAAGAAAGCATGAATATTTTTCAGATAGTTATGCCGTAAAATATGGATATAAAGATCACTTACTTAGTGCATTGAAGAAGACAGATAAGTGGGCAAATAGTGAAATGAAAAAGAGACCTTGTGGACGTGAATGTAAATTACAAATTGAAATGAGTGAAAAAATGGACGAACACCCTTCTATAAAAGATAGGGTTGAAAATATAATGAATACTAAATCTCAAGTATTAATGAAAATAATGAAATCTCCAAGTGCTCTAAAAACATTTTTTTACAAAGAATTAGGGATAAAAACATAGATATTATTTTTGAGTAACGAAAATGATAAGGAGATTAAATAATGAAGAATGCATTTAAAGCTATGAAAGATAATATAGCAACAAGACGTTTTGGTGGTTCAGCTGGTTGTTTATCAGTAACACCTCCAGGCGGAACTTTAAATAAAGTTGAATTTACTGGCTTGGGTGGAATTAAATGGGCAGTACCTGGAAATATTGATTATGGTAATACTGTTTCTGTTAAATTCTTTGAAATGAATAAAACTCCAATCCTTGATATTATGCATGGTTGGGTTAAAATGATCAGAGATTATAGAACAGGTACTACTGGTAGAGTTAAAGGTGGCGATTCAAGAGCTCCATTAACTGATGGAGATCAAGGAACTGGATACTCTAAAAGCACATATGCAGGAGTTATGTTTTACTGGACTACAGCTCCAGATGGAGTTACAGTTGAATATTATGCTTGTTACGATGGAGTGTTTCCATCAAAAGATCCTCAAGATCTTTTTACAAGTGATGTTGAGACAGTTGGAAGATTGGATGTTGAAATTGAATTTAATGTTGATTATGCTTGGCATGAAGATTGGGTTCTTGCTAAATGTAAACAATTATCAAGTCAATTTAATTCTAGTCTTGCTAACGTTACTAATTATAGTTATAAATAAGATAAAAATTAAATAAGGAGAAAATAAAATGCATAACG